GCCGTATTTTAACATTATATTATATGGTTATATTTTTTTTACATATTTTCAAGTAGTGAGACATATTACTTTTACATATTTCTTTGTTACAAAATTTACAAGGAATTTTTTTTGATTTTTCTTCTTTTATTTTTTCCTTATTCTCATCACGATATTTTTTTTGATATTCTTTTATTTCTTCTTTATTCTCTTCACGATATTTTTTTTTTTGTTCTTTTCTTTCTTCTTTATTCTCTTCACGATATTTTTTGTTATATTGTTTTATTTTTTCTTGGTGATCTTCACGATATTTTTTTTTTAAGTCTTTACGTTCGTCTTGAGTTATATACGGACTTCGTGCATTCATATTTGCATGATATTGTTCGTATAATTCTCTTTCCCGTTTGTGTGCTTCTAAAGAATTAGAGCAAGGAAAGACTTCAATCATAATCATATTCCAATTTTCCCACCCCCCATTGTCTCTTATCATTTGATATACTTTCAAATGATAATATTTATTTTTTTCATTATTACAAGAACTTTTATGACACCCTTTACGTCTTGAAAAATTAGTGGTATGTCCAATATAAACATGCGTTATTTCTAAATCATTGTGTACGATTTTATACATAATGGTTTTTTGATAATCGATTGCTTTTTTTGGCATTTTAAATAATATAAAAATATTTTTTTAAAATCAATTTTTATTTTTTATAAGAATCACGGGCTTTCTTGAGGGCGTCTTTATAAGAAATATTATTTACTTTTGCGAAAGATTTTACATGGGTTATCCATGCACTTGGAGGACGAGTTTGACCTAACCCCGTCGATTTTTTAATTCCTTTCCTCGCTCGTTTTGCTAGTTCATTTGCTGCGGCACTCCCAATCGCACTTGCGGCAGGTGCTAACTCTGGATTCGCTAGAGCAACTGCTGCGGCAGCACCAGCGAGGCCCCCTAGAGCACCAGCAGATTTCTCTGCTATATCGAGTGATACACTGGCCGTTTTCTTCGCAGCAGAGCCAATTGCTTTTCCTGTTTTGCTTTTGGCTATGTCTTTTGCTACTTTCTCTACTTTCGCAATATCTTTTTTTAGGCCTTTTTTAGCAGATTTAGTTGCTTTGGTTGCGACTTTCCCTACAGATTTAACTCCTTTGGTTACAGATTTACCTAAATCATCAAAAACGCCCTCTCCCACCAGCATTGGTTCGTTTTTAGATAAAAGTTGATCTTCTGCGGTCAATATTAGATGTAATGGATTCGCATATGGTAAAGATTCTGGAACCACCATATCACGAACTTGCCGACCACCCATCATGGGTAACATTTCTGGGTAATTAGCCACAAACGCTGGATCAGGTTTCATTTCTTTAATCGTTTTCTGAAGCATATCATTATACGGAGTTAGATAAGATAATGACATATATATCTATTGAGAAAATAATTAGAACATTCCATCTAATGCTCCTTTACCTGCCCCCGTAATCGCACCGCCAACTTTCCTTGCCATTTTTACAAGCGAGTGTTTATTTAATAATTTCCCACTCATTGGCCCCCCTCCAATGCGACGGGATGGTTCATCGCTTACAGGTTCACCTTTGGTACGTAGAGTTTGCTCACGAGTTAGAAGTCCCGAATACACACTCGATACACCTTGTTGGGTGATAAAAATACCGCTATTTACGCAAATGACGCATATCTCAGGAGTAACCGAATCACTCGATTGGTTTTCAATATCGAGTTGGATTTGGAAGTTGAAATTTCCTAAAGAACCGCTCGATAGATAATCAGGAAGAGATAAATCATAAGGAGGAGATAGTATAAGCAGCGAACCCGTAGTTGGAACATTCGAACCACCCGTATTGAGCGAACCAGACGTACCTGAAATATCAATAGCCGTAAAATCAGGGCCATTACCAAAACTCCATTGCTCCCCACTAAATTCTGCCCAAGATTGAGTAGAACCATTTTTTACGCTCATTTTCCATAAATCTTGAGCTCGAGCAGATGATAGAAGGCCAGAAGCATTATTAAGATTTACGCTTATAGATTTGATACGTAAAAATGCGGATGCGTCTTGAATCGTCATACTGGCCATTTGTTTGCGGACACAAATGATAAAATAATCTGGAAGTTGATTGAGTTGTAAGTTATTTGAAGTTACTTTTGTAGAAACTTTCGCTCCAATTGGTGCGTTATTGGTCGCATTGGTTAAATAACGTGGGAAATCCATGTATGGAACTACATTTTTAGTTTCAAGGCGGTCACTTGGTTGAGTGGATAGAAATTTTAATAGCATATTGGTGTTATTAAATAGACCAGATTGTAGAACAGAACCACTTGGATCAACGATTGTTCCTGCACCTGAACCAACCACTTTTACTAAAGGAACTCCGGCGGATTTTAAACCACTACCATCACACATGATACGTTTTAGAGTAGAATCGATATTAAAGTTGAATGCCATGTTGTTAATTCCTAATAGACCTTGAGCATTGAATTCAGGATTCGACCACGTAAATGGAGATAAAAATAGAGGTTCACTTACTTGAAATTTAACATAAACTTTCCAATACTGTTCCGGAGCAAATAAAATATCTGGGTCTGAGTTTGCGTAAGGAAGTTGTTCGAGCGAATTATTTATGATTGTATTTGCCGCAATAGGACTTCCATCTGCGGCAAAAGCTCCAGCACCAACTCGATGTTCCACTACAAGTTGAACTGGAAATGCACCACGCGGCACGAGGCATACATCTTGACCTGCGTTATTATACGATCCAAGAGGGTTATTTAATGCCCCTACACCATTTTCGTAGTTATAGTACGCCTGATCTGGTAGAGATGGAGTCATTCCATTATAAGCGTATAGACACCTGCTGTCATTGAGTCTTAGAAGTTGTGGAAGAACATCTTGAAGATTCACGGATACGCTCGTGTTATTAATCGTAGAAGTTGCGGTATTCATTAACTGCGACATTGGAAACGCATTCAGGGCACATTCACGCCCCCAACCAATAATGTATCCAGTTGGCGGTTTATTCGATTCAGCAAGTACGTCTAAAGTAATTGGAACTGCGGCAGAACCAACTTCGAAGTTAAACGCCATATCACTTTCGATTAAAATATCTCGTCCAATCACGATATTTTCAGATGGAACTTGAACAGAAAAAATCATGTTCGAAGAAGAAGCGGCCGTACTCGGAAATTGTTGAAGGGTTGTTTGAGCGGCCCCAGATTTAACCACATATCCTAAATCACTTGTGATATCGCTAATAGTTGGGTCTTTACAAAGCATAGTTTTGAAGGCATCACTCATTATATATTTATACAAATATAAAAAAAATTGATTTCAACGAATTAATTCTATTATGTAATGAATATTATTTTACATAATAACATCTTAAAAGTATTCAATGATGGCACGATTTTGGTTAAAAGAAATGGCGAGTTTTATGAGAAAAAATATGTTGATGGTAGAGGTTATAATCGATTACACTTATCGTTTAATGGCAAATTAAAAAAATATGCGGTTCATCGCATCATTGCGTATACCTATTTAGGATTGGACATTGAAAATCCAAAACAAATAATAGATCATATCGACAGAAACAAAAAAAATAATAATGTTACTAATTTAAGAGTTGTCACGAATCAAGAAAATATGTTCAATACAAATGCGAAGGGGTATACTTGGAATAAAAGAAAAAAAAAATTTCAAGCACAAATTTGTGTCAATGGTAAAAAAATTCATTTAGGTTATTTTGATAAAGAAGAAGACGCACGTGAAGCATATTTAAACGCTAAACAAATTCATCATATTTTCTTTAGGAATCCAATTTTGATTGAAACACTTCCACCACTTTGTAGTCTGAATGGCACGAGTTCAGAATTCCTTAATCTATAAAAAATATTAATATCTAAATTATGAAGCGGTGTGTTTCCATACAAATGTATACGTCTATATTCTGCAGATGGAACATAAGTTAGAGACGGTCTGTATAACCCAGTTGCGTCTACATTTGACACTTGATTGGGTTCGATTGGAAGCGTATTGGATGTAAATACTATTGCAGATATAGGACTCCACTCTGAAGCAGTGCTATATTCTTGATATGTCTCAATCGCAACCCATTGTGGTGATGTAGTCGAAGGTCCATCAGGAAACATAATCGAAGTATTTGAACCGCCAATATCCACGATCGTGATTTGAAAATTTCTTCCAAAAGTTGCTAATTCACTATAACCACGATACACCGCAGGAAAACTATTAAACAAAGAAAATAATGGGGCATTGAAA